TTGGGTTGATGATGGTACTTCTGACAGCGTGCACTAGCACAAAGTTTGATGGGTTTGACCCAACAACTTCAATGGTGAGATGGATTATAACACATGATGCTAAATAAAATTTTAAAGTATAGAAAAGGACGAGCTCCAGGTGACAAAAAATGCTACGCGCTAAACACCTCTGGAGGTTACATATGTGAGACCTTTACGGCAACTTGCAGTATTCGAGCCTTTGCTCTCTTGGGAGTACGTGCACGGAAACCAGGAGGGTTGTATGATTGCTGAAACTGATGCAGCATACATTGCAGGACTCTTTGATGGTGAAGGATCTATTCATTTCAAACGTGGTATTGAAAAAAAGAAAAGACACAATGGCAAACCCGGTTATCGTTTGTCTAACTCCATGCGTATTAATATGGAGATAACTATGACTGATGAATCTGTATTGATATGGGTACATGAGACTTTAGGTGTTGGAACCCTTAGACCTAAAAAAGTAAAAGGTAAAAGAAAAGATGGTACGAAGTATTTACCACAATGGAAATGGCGAGCAACATTCAGAGATGCGTATTATGTATGTCTATTGATCTGGCCATTTGCTCATGTTAAATTAGAAAAAATAAATCAGATAATAGAGTATTATTCTGATAAAAAAATAATAAGTGAAAATATAATAGACTTAGAGGAGTATAGAAATAGTGTTCGATAAATATATTTATAATACATTACACTTTATCATGAAGTACGCAGGTCAACTTAATGCGTGGGCATGGAGAGAACATGTTAAAATACTAAGACGTAAAAAAGAATATGGAAACCGAAGAAGACAAAAAGATAGCCAAGCTCCTAAAAAAGATGAGAGCTAAACCACAGTTTGGATTAGGTCAGGTACCGAATTACGGTAAAGCTAGATCAGGACGTGAGTATGGTGGTTTTATTAAATCGGAAACGTATAATAAAATAAAATATAAACCAACGAATCGAGGAAAAAATATAAATAAGAAAGGACCTTATGAAATCTAAAAAACCTAAATGGGATGGTAGAAGTAGAATATCTAATGAATTGTTTCGTAAAAATTTTGATGAGATATTTGGTAAGAAAGAAGATGACGAATTAAAAGAGAGTTATAAACAGTCGGTAAAGAATAAAAAAGAGCGAACTGAAGAGAATGAAGAATATATAGAAGAATATTTAGAAGAATTAAAACATAAGCTATGATTAAAAAAAGTAATAAATACAACTATATACGTGGTAAACAGCTCACGGACCCCGGATCAGGGACCAGGGTTTATGATATAGATGGTGGTAGACTTCCGAGCGTAACTACGATATTAGGCGCTACCGCAAATAAACAATTTTTAAAAGACTGGATAGCTAAAAAAGGTGAACAAGAAGCAGAACGAATCAAAAATCATTCTAGTAATAGGGGGACATGTATGCACAAAGTCCTGGAGCACTATATCCTCGGAACTGGTTGCGTTGATCTTACAAGCATCGGACAAGAGGCGCGTCCCATGGCCGACAAAATTATTGAGGTTGGTCTTGCGCCAGTGGAAGAATATTATGGCTCTGAAGTTATGCTACACTACCCGGGTCTATACGCGGGCAGCACAGATTTGGTTTGCCTTCACAATGGCAAAGAAACTATTGTTGACTTCAAACAAGCTAATCGTCCGAAAAGGGAAGAATGGATCGAAGACTATTATTTACAGATTGCCATGTACGCAATGGCCCACGACTACGTCTACGGCAGTAAGATCGAGCAAGGAGTTATCATGGTCTGCACGCCTGACTTATATTATCAAGAATTCAAAACAGAAGGTGCAAGCCTTAGAGCCTGGAAACACAAGGCACTAAAACGAATCGATATGTATAATGAACTTATACACGATGAAAAAGAAAGAACTAAACCAATGAAAGCGGAGGACTTTACAAAATGAAACGTGAGATAACTGGATACTACTATGATGGTGAACAGTCATGGATAATATATAAAGATGAGAATGGTAATGAAGTAATGGAGGAATGGAAAGATGAATAAAATGTTATTTAGAACTCTTCTAAAGAGATACGAAGCAGAAATAGAAGATTCACTATACAAGCTAAATGCAATAAACGAGCACAATCTGGTAATTCCAGAACACATAGACATCACCGGTGAGGTAGACAAATTACTGGAAAAAATAGCTGGTGCTGAGGACAAATTGGCAGCAATGAGGAAATATTGTGTCCGAAATGAGGCAGAGAAAGACGTATTTTAGTCCAGTGTATATGTATGGTAAAAAAAATAAAAAAATAAAAAAAAACTACTCTAGAAATAATGTCATTCTGTCACTTTGGTCTAGAAGTGTTGGTATATATGACTTTAGGGTAGACAAAATGTTGTTAAAAAAAGTGTCACCTGACAGATTATTTTGTCACCTAAGGCAGTATTTCAGTTTGCCTATGCGCGCGCGATACAAAAAACTAGAAAAACTGATTTTTTTTAGATACATATACAGATATGAAATCCAAGAAAAAATCTAGACGTATCAACAGCTACACTAAACCAAAGACAGTCAAAGAAGATGTGCCTTTCCCATTTAAACGTGTGCGTATCGACTGGGTCGATATCATCACTGAGGGCGGCTGGGGTACAGATAGAGAATTTAAGAATATGAAATTAGCTACGCCTGTAAGTGAAGGTTGGTTGTTTAGTAAAGATGATGAGACTGTAAGAATCTTTGCTGGCTATGACGTAGAAGCCGATGGCTCTATTCATTTTTCGGAGCGTTCAGTTTTTCCAACTTCTTGTGTGAAGAAGATAACTCGGATTCACTAACATCAATTATGTCGTCAGATAGTAATGCTCCATAATCGTCTTCGATTTGTTTCATTTTTGCTTCTAGCTGTTCCTCTGTCATTTCTTCTAATTTACCATGTTTTATTATTTTTCTGTCTATGTATAGTCCTCCTGCCTTGCCTCGATTGGTTTCAGCATTTACGGCAGCAGAAAAGGAATTCTTCTTCAAAGCCAGTTGTTTGATTCTAGCTAGTTCTGCTATGTGGTTTTCATAGGTCACACCAAATTTTAAATCTCTTTCTTGCTCTAGTTCGTCTTTGTATTTTACTACTAAAGGATTCTGTCTGGGGTTCGTAAGTTCTGACCCTTCCTGACGGCAACGTTTGAGTGAGTACCCTGCTAGCTCGGCCGCCTCCATTTTATTTACAGGTCCATCTGGTCCACCAAATACTAAATATTGGCAGAATCGTTTTTGCATTTCTGTTAATCTTTTTGGAACTCCCATGTTGACTTTTTAAGGTAACTATCCTATAAAGTCAATACTATGAAAGATAAGCGTACATACAATAAACTGAAAGAACACGGAGAAGATATGACTTTAGAGAACGAAGTTAAGATGAAACCTAAGACAGATAGTCAAACAATTAGCGTATTGACTGACCAGTACAAAAGAGAGTTAAAGAAATATCAAGACAGAGAATCTTTATACATCCAAACTAATAATCAATTGCTAAGCACAAAACAAATTGTAGTCGACATGGCTGGTACCATTCGAGAGCTACATACACAGAATGAAAATTTAAAAAAAGAAATTGATAGACTTAACGAAGAGATTCAATTAATAGAGATGAAGATAAAAAAATAATGCGAGTCCAAGACTTACAACAGTTTTTATCTAAATTCACAGAAGGCAACAAAGATGGTAGCCGTCAAGGTAATGCATTATCAAATGCTGTTATCTACGTAGAAGTAAACGGTTACATACATAAAATAGTTAGAATGGAAGTACAAGAACACACAACACCTATCATAGGACACAAGGGGCACAGCGCTCATCGTTTGGTGCTCAAAACAGACAAAACTAACAGGATAGCCTTACCACCAAAACTGCAAATTTAAGTGTAGTGGTTACCTTGAAAAACATATGGGCCCAGAGGCAAAATTTTACCAAAAAATTAAAAGAAATTTTAAGTTACTTTCGCTTATTCGAATTGAAAACAGTAGCTTACTTGGGACTCCTGATCTATTGGTCTGTAATACTTCTGGGCACTTTTGTACTCTAGAATTAAAGGT